TTTGCCGGTTTTTCTTTTCCGGTTGCTTGAGCGGCGAACCTTTCCAAAAGGAGCCGCCGCAATGGCCGCAACCGCACAGCTTCAGAAGATTCAAGAGCAACGACGATCACTCAAGGGCCGCATGGATGAACTGCGGACCAAGTTGCTCGACCCCGCAACGGAGTTCAGCCAAGAGGATAAGACCAACTTTGAGAAGGTCTGTTCGGATTTTGATTCGCTCGGCGAGCGGATGAAGCTGCTCCAGACGATCGAAGAGCGATCCAAGATCGACTTGGACGACGAGTTGTCCAGTTTCGATCCGATTGGCCGCGATGATCGCAGTGGCAAGCCGGCGAAGGTCGGGGCCGATGACGAGGAAACTCGCTCTAAGGCACTCGCTGGCTGGATGAGTTACCAGATGTCGGGCGAATGCTCTGACGAGCAGCGTCAGGCGTGCCGTGCTTTGGGCTATTCACCGGAGAAGCGTCATCTCGACATTCAGTTGTCGAGCAGCTTCGGAGTTCGGGAATTGCAGCGTCCGTTCCGCGAGCAGTCGAGTCGATCGGCGTTCAATGCCGCGATGGAAAGCCGCGCGCCGCTGACGACAACAACCGCTTCGACTGGTGGCGACCTGATTCCGACTACGCTGTTGCGTTCGCTTGAGGTCAACATGCTGGCCTTTGGTGGAATGCGGCAGGTCTCGGAGATCATGCGCACTTCAAGCGGTGAGCCGTTGAATTGGCCGACCGCTGACGATACCGGGAATACTGGCGCGCTAATTGGTGAATCGACGAACCTCGATAACAGCGGGGCGGGCGGGGCTTTGCCGGGTTTCTCGCTGGTTTCGTGGGGTGCTTACAAGTTCACCAGCGGCGCGATTTTGGTTCCGTTCGAACTGCTTCAAGATTCGGTTGTTGACCTGCCTGCCGTTCTGGGCGCAATGCTTGGAGAGCGCCTGGGCCGTGTGACGAATACCTATTACACGACTGGCACAGGCACCAACCAGCCCAATGGCATCGTGACGGCAGCCGCGCTGGGGTATCAAACAACGGCCAGCTCGACCGCGTTTGATTGGACTGACTTGATTCACGTCATCCATTCGATCGACCCTGCTTATCGCAATGGTGCCGGGTTCATGGGTCACGATTCCATCAAGATGGCCGCACGACTTCTGAAGGACGACAACAATCGTCCGCTGTGGGTCGATGGCGTTGATCTAAACGCTGCGGATTCACTGATGGGGTATTCGTTCACCACGAATCAAGACATGGCGAGCAGTGTTGCGAGCGATGCCAAGGTTCTGTTGTTCGGCCAGTTGTCGAAGTACAAGATTCGCTCCGTTGGTTCGATTCGCTTGTACCGACTCCAAGAGTTGTATCGCGCGAAAGATCAGGATGGCTTCATCGCATTGATCCGCGAAGACGGCAATCTGTTGAGCGCCGGTACGACTCCAGTGAAGTATCTGAAAATGAAACATACCTAAGCCGAAGGCCATTCATGCAGGTCGTCAAGATGCTTAGCGTATCAATCGGGCCAGGTGCGATTTTGTCTCCTGGTGCGATTGTCAGACTTCCCGATTCGGTGGCAGAGCCTTTGATTAAAGAAGGCAAAGCCATCCGAATCGGGGAGGCTGAGACAACCGTGGAGACGGCGGCATTACAGCCTTCTCCGCAAACTGAGTTTCGTAGAAAGAAGAGGCGGCGATGAGCGTGAGCGTTCAGCACACACTGATTACGCCTGCTGAAATCGAGGCAGTTAGCCTCGGCACGTTGAAAGAGTATTTCCAAATCCCAGAAGACGTCGGAGCCAATGATAACTTCGTCGTGCGTGTAGGACAGACGGCACGCGAAGCAATCGAAACAGAATTGCGGCGACAACTGATAACGGCCGAATGGAGTTCGGCCTATGATCGCTTTCCGATTGGTGAGCGATTTATTGAAGTCCCGAAGCCGCCGTTGCAAGAGGTCACAAAGGTTGAGTATCGAGACCCGGAGACGCACGAGTTCGTTGAAATGGACTCGGACGACTATGTGGTCAGAACGGACACAGAGCCGGGGCGAATCGAGTTGGCCTACGCGAAGGAATGGCCAAGCGTTTTAGAGCAGCCAGCGAGCGTGCGACTCACCTATATGGCTGGCTACGGCGACGACGAGTCGGACGTACCGGCGACGATTGCGACTGCCATTTGTGCCTTGGCGAAACATTTGTACGACTTGCCAGGTCCAGTCATTTCTACTGGTTCTCAGCCTGTTGTTCTGCCACTGCATCTCGAATACCTGTTGCAGACCGTCCGTTGGCACGCGATGGGGGCCGAATAATGGCAGCCTCGATACTCACTGAACGCGGGAAGCATAGCGTCGATTTCTTTCAGCCAATCGAGACACGCAACGATATGGGCGAGGTTGAAATCTCATGGAACGCAACGCCTTATTGCACACGATTCGCCTTGGTGACGAGTCGCAGCGGCAATACAGCGGCGACGTCGTCTCGCACAAATCGAGAATACTGGCGGGCGAATCAATTACACGCTGAGGCGGATTTCATACTTTCGGCGCGAGGGGACGAGTGGACGCTGCGAGTGCGGCCGAACTGGTCAATCGTTATGCGTGGCCGACGTATGCAGATTGTTAGTGTGGAAAACGTGAACGATATGGATACCGAACTGCGTTTCGGTGTTCGTGAGTTGGTCTCTTATGATTGATCAGTTTCGCATCACCTATCAGATGTTCGGACTCAACCAGCTTCGCGGGAGCCTTGCTGGGTTGAAATTGCAGGTTCGGAATCGGATTTCGAGGAAGGCACTGGAATACGCCGCGACACCAGTTCTGAAGACCGCGAAACAATTGGCGAGGCCGCGACCGAAACGACGTAATTCAAAATTGGAAGAGATTCTGAAAAAGTCAGGAACGACTGCATTTGGGAAAACAGGTTCAATCAAGCGGGCATTGGTCCGCAAGACCGAGATGAAGGGCGAAAATCCGATCGTAAAAGTTGGAGTGCAAAAGAAAGCATTTTGGGCCAACTTTGTTCACGCGGGAACAGTTCCACACGAGATCAAGATTAAGAAAGGACCATTTTCCGGCAGGACGATTCGTCACCCTGGATCGAAAGCCAACCCGTTCCTTGATAGGGCAATGGAGATTTGCAAGCTCGAAGTGCTGACGAGATTGCGGACGCACATCAAGCAAGCATTGGCTCAATACGCTGCGAAGCAAAAAGCAAAGGCAAAGAAGCGATGATTGAAGGTGATTTGATTGCAATGATCGCGGGAGCTGAAGGCGTTTCGGATTTAATTGCCGATCGCATTTTCCCGCATCGTGTTGCACAAACTGCCATCCGACCTTTGATCGTGTTTGAGTGCAAAGGCCGGAAGCAGGAATACACACAGGACGGCGAATCGACGTATCAAGAGGCGGAAATCAGTTTGGAAATTCAGGCTGATAGCTACCTGACGGCAAAACAGGTGGCTGCGGCTGTGAAGCTGTTTCTGAGTGGTTACAGCGGAACACAAGGGGAATCGCAAATTCATTTCATCGAATACACAGACGAGTCTGAAAACTTCGACACAGACCCGTCTGGAGCAGACGCTGGCTACATCAAAGTCCAGCAAGACTATCGAGTGAGGTTTTCTTGATCATCGTTTTTAAGTCACGGAACGGGGACATACTGGAATTGCCATGTTCTGAGATTATCAGCATAGATGGAATCCCGTATACTTCGCCGATCGAAAGCAGAGAAACAACCGACTCGCTGTCTGTGCGAGTCACAGCGTTAGAAGTCTTGGTGTCTCAATTAGTCCCTGACGAGGAGGGTTAGAAACATGGCTGTTACAGCATACGGAATCACGTTCGACTTCGGCGGTCTGTCATGGTCGCCGAAAATAATCGACGTGGATTGGGATGGTCGCAAAGTCGAATCAATCGACACGACCCATCAAGGCACGGCAGACGGTGAACGTACCTATATGTCTGGAAGCCTGAAAGACAACGGATCTTTTAAGCTAACGATTGAGTGGGCTGCCGACGATCAGCCGCCTGTCGGCAGCGATAGCGCAGACACCTACTCCGTGACTTGGCCAGTCCACGAGAGCGGACATACACAAGGCGCGAAAGATGAGTTTGACGCTTTCATTGAAGAGGCTAGCGGCAATTTCAAGCTCGGTGAAAAGATGGTGCAGACAATTACGATCAAGGTGGCCGGTAAGATTACTCACACAGCGGAGTCATAGGAGGTTTCGTGGCGGCTCTTGATAAGAACGCAATTTTGTCGGCAGACGATCTGCCGCGTGAGTCAGTCTCGGTGCCGGAATGGGGTGGCGAGGTTTATGTCCGCTCACTCATGGCCTATGAGAAAGATAAGTTTGATCGCGACCAGCAGCGGCGAAACGAGAACGGGGACTCGCTAGACGGTCTTCGTGCTCGATTTGCCGCGTTGGTCATCGTAGACGAGAAGGGTGACCGCTTGTTTACAGAGGCTGGAGACATCACGGCACTTGGCAAGAAGAGCGGTACTGCACTGGATCGGGTGCTCAAGGCCGCGTTCCGATTGAACGGCGTTGGCGATGCTGGTTTCGATGATGCGAAAAAAAACTGAGCGAGGATAAAGAAGCACAGTTCTGGTTTTGGTTGTGCAGTCGCGTTTTGCATTGCACAGTCGCGGAAGCGAAACGGCGGTTGACGGCGAGAGAGTTCGCGGAGTGGATTGCGTATCGCAGCCTTGAGCCGTTCGGAGACGACTGGGACCAAGCCGCGATGATTGGATTCGCAGTCAACCGCACGATGGGCGGCAGGGCGATGATTGAAGACTTCAGGCCGGAACGCGAGACAACCGAGGAAGACAAGGCCGAACGCTTCCGCGAGCGATTGCGAGGCGGACTAGGAGGATAACCGATGGCAGGTGGATCGGGTCTCGGCTCGCTATACGTTGAACTCGGATTGACCACGCAAGGGTTAATGACTGGGATCAACAACGCCTCGAAGATTCTGGCCGGTTTCAACAACTCGGCCATGAAGTCTTTGAACAGGCTGGACAAGAGCAACGCAGGTCGCGGCCTGATGCGTTCGATTGGTGCCAATCTGAGCCTGGGCTTCTTTGGTGGTATTGGCGCGAGAGCTTCGGCAGCATTCACACGAGCGTTTGCCGGTGGCATCGGCGGCGCGATGGATTTCGAGAAGTCCATGAGCCGCGTGAAGTCGCTGTCTGGGATCAACGCCAGCGAACTAGCAAAGCTATCCGCCGAAGCTCAGAAGCTCGGCTCGACCTCGGCGTTTTCGGCGAATGAAATCAGCGTTGCGATGGGCAACATCGCACAAGCTGGATTTGAGAAGCCGACGCAAATTCTGGCATTGATGCCGAACCTATTGAGTCTCGCGGCGGC